CAATACCGTCCTCGATGGCGGCGGTACGTCCTCAACCACCACCTCGATCTGGGGCGTGACTTGGGGTAGCGACACCATCCACGCGACGTTCCCGAAGGGCAAGATCACTGGCCTCCAGCACAAGGACATGGGCGAGTGGCCTGTTCAGGACGCGAACAACAACACGTATCAGGCGTATCGCGATCACTTCAAGTGGGAACTTGGATTGACCGTGCGCGACTGGCGTTATGTCGTTCGTATCTGCAACATCGACGTTACGCTGCTGTCGGGCGGTTCTGCCGCCAACCTGCTGAACCTTCTCGTGCGCGCGCTTTACCGCCTGCCCACGACCGGCGGCAGGCAGTCTGGTGTGACGCGCTCGGATGCCCCATCGATTCAGGGGATGATGGGCCGCCCGGTTATCTACTGCAACCGTTACATTCGCACGTACCTCGATCTCCAGGCCATGAACAAGACCAACGTCTTGCTTCAGCTGCGTGAATTCGACGGTAAGGTGGTGACGGAGTTCCGCGGTATTCCCGTGCGGACGGTAGACGCGATCCTCAACACTGAAGCTCGTGTAACCTGATGCGCAGCATCCGCGAAACTTTGAACCCGCAAAGGAACTGAAAATGATCATCGACGGTTATCTCCTATTCGACTCGGCATCGACTATCACGTCGACGCAGGTGTCGACCAACATCATCGATCTGGTGAATGCCAGGGATATGGGAGTTGGTGACGACCCGGCGCTTAAAATCATGTGCCTGGTTACGACGGCGCTGACAACCACGAACTCTGCTACGCTGACCGTGGACGCTCAGGGTTCGACGGACAACAGCACTTGGACCACCTACGCTTCGAGCCCGGCTTACACGGCTGGTGCTCTTGTCGCAGGTCGCCGGCTGTTTGACATCGACTGGCCGCGCCCTCCGTCCGGGGTCTCGACCCCGCGATATCTGCGCCTTAACTACACGGTGGGCACGGGTATCTTCTCGGCAGGTGCGGTTACGGCCGCACTGGTTCTGGATCGTGACGATCGCGTTAATGCGGCTGGTGCGTATCCGGCTGGCATCAACATTTCTAACTAACAAAAGAGGGGGGCTTCGGTCCCCCTCCCTTCTCGGGAGAGCAGAAAATGAAAGTAAAGCTTAACACCGATCACTACATCAACGACACATATCTTCTCGCAGGGCGAGTTATCGGGGATGGGACTGACTTCCCCTTTGATGGCCCGGCCAGCCACGAAATGGAAGGGCTGGACGAAAAGTCTGAGGCTCTTTGCAAAAAGATGCGGGATAAGTTTAACGGGTTTGAATCGCTGCCGCTGCAGATGGAGGCAAGTAAATGACCGCCGCGACGATTAACGACAGGTATCTTGGACAAGGCGGTTGGGATTCTCCTGCCGTTGATTGTCTGGCAATCACGCCCTCAGCAAGTGCGCAGCCGGCTCAGCTTCGAGGGATCTATGTTGGATCCACGGGTAACGTAGTTGTAACTACTCCTGCGGGTACAACAGTGACGTTCTCGAACGTTCCCACTGGAATGATTCTACCTGTGATGGCGAATTATGTGACCACTGCCTCTACCGCTACATTGATGATCGGGCTACTCTGATGGCCGAGATCAAGATCGGCCTCGGCATCGGCAAACCCAAGCCTTAAGGAGCTAACATGCCATTCAACGATTGGGGCCAGTTGCGTGGCAACTCCACGGCAGGCTGGAACGCACTTATAAATGAGCCTAAATTGGCCAGTGGCCAGGGACAGACAGGGTTTGTTTACCGGGTTATTGTGGCGGGCTCAACTGAGATTGACGGTGAGACTGTCTGGAACGTTGGGGATTTCATTTACTTTAACGGAGATACTTGGCAACGGATTACTAATGGGAGTGGTAGCGGCGTTGAGACGTTTCTTCAGCTAACCGATACGCCAAGTACTTATGCGGGATCTGCGGGGCTGGCGGTTACAGTTAATGGTACGGAAGATGGGCTTGAGTTCACTGCGATCACCGGGGGTGTTGACACTTTTCTTGAGTTAACGGACACCCCCGCTACTTATGCTGGCGCGGCACTTCAGTTTGTTCAAGTTAACGCGGGAGAAACTGCACTAACTTTTGTTGATAATGCTACTAGTATTCCGGGAGGAACGACCGGACAAGTTCTGACGAAGGACTCAAACACTGACGACGATTATTCGTGGCAGGACGCAGCAAGTACGCCGACCCCGATTATCATTAACAGTGAAGTCGAAGACACTCTGATTGACGATGAGATTGTCGGGCGGCATATTTGTGTTGCAGCTTTCTCAATTCCTTCTGGTGGGACAGGTTCGTACTCAAAATCAGACGTAGCGGCCACAGCACAAACTATTCTTACTCTACGCAAAAATGGTGTTAGTTTTGGGACAATAACCTACGCCGCCGCTGGACTTGAGGGCACTTTTGCTATTGCCAGCACCACAAGCTTTGCGGTCGGGGACGTGTATACTGTTACTGGCCCGGCCACGGCTGATCTTACACTCGGCTTCTTGGCCGTCACAATCTTGGCGACGCGGCTATGAGTTATCTAGTTTATGACCCAGCGGTGACGGCCGCATCTCTGGACATCAGTAACAACGGTCATACTATCACAAAGGTAAGTGGGACCGCTGACGTTAAGGATATCAGTCGGTCAGATTTCCCCTGTCAAAATGGGTATATTTATTTTGAGGTGATGTGTATTCGAACAGGCGGAAGTGTTCAAACGGGATTTGGTATTTGTGATAGCACTTATATAGTATCTTCTGGCGATCCCACAAGTAACACGAGAGCCTGCGCGACTCTTCCAGGGTTCGGAAGCTACACGTATTATAACAGTGCAGCTGTGATCTCCCTCGCCGTTGGAACCGAAGCTTCGGGAACGCGGATGGATGTTATAGTTAGGCCAAGTGCAACTCCAGACATTCAGTATTGGGTTCGCGGAACTAGTGGACTTTGGAATAATACAAACACTGATTTCTTACTGGCTACCCCGCTTGTATTCAGTGCTATTACCACGCGAGATGTTCACTTTATTGGTTTCTGCGGGCGTGTAGGAGACTCAGTAACTTTCTATCCACAACCAGCTACGTGGTTGCATGTGGCACCCCCGGAGACAACCGCACTCAACACCTTCTGCCTTCGCCCAGTTCGAACCTTTGTGACATGAGGCCGCTATGCCCACACAGATAGAGATTTGCAATCAGGCGTTGGCGATGGTCGGGACTCGTTCGACGATTGCTTCGCTGACGGAGAACTCCAATGAAGCCCGCGCGTGTGCGCAGCAATTTGACTCCACGAGGGACCGTCTGCTTCGGGCCGCCCCGTGGAACTTCGCAACCAAGTGGGCGACTCTGGCGGTGCTTAAAGCCCTGCCGGGATTGCCTGAATCGACGGTAACTGCTTCAAGCCAGACGTGGCAGACGGATTATCCACCGCCACCGTGGGGATACTCGTATGCGTACCCGAGTGATTGCCTGATGGCGCGCTCGGTCCATGCGCAGCCAAATAACGCGGTGATTAGTCCTCCGTTGTTTTCGTCGGCTTACTACACAGCCTGGGGTGTCGGGCAGCCGGTGCGGTTTGAGGTGATGACAGACCTCAACGATCAAGGGACTCGGGTCAAAGTGATCTGTGCGAACATCAGTCAAGCGCTTGTTAAATACACGGTGAAAGAGCCCCCACTTGAGATTTGGGATGCTTCGTTTGAAGATGCGATGGTTGCGGCTCTGGCAAATATGATTGCGCCGCAGCTTACGGGCAATGCACAAATCATCCAGCTTACCGCTAACACGGCTAATGCCGCGATTATGGAGGCGCGGGAACGGGATAACAACGAGGGACTGACTGTGATGGATCATGTCCCGGACTGGTTGCAGGTGCGTGGCGTTGGGAGTGTCTTCAACACTTACGATGGGATTGGACCTGTGCAATGGGGACCGCTCTTCTAGTTAAGAAGCCATACGTATTCTTCGTGAATACAACCATATTCTTAACTCTAATCTTCCCGGCCTTTGCTCACAGTTGGTATGATCCGGTTTGTTGCGATAATCGAGACTGTCAAGAATACACTGGGACTGTGGTCGAGGGCCCGACCGGTTACACGCTGGAAAACGGGATGGTTATCCCTTACGCCTCTGCGAAAGTAAGCCAGGACGAGAACTTCCACATCTGTATATACCACGGGCAGTACCGCTGCTTCTACGCCCCACCGAGGACTTTCTAATGCCGACAACTTCTTTTATCCAGCCCAGCTTCTCTGCCGGTGAGGTGTCACCGAGCCTGTACGGGCGCGTGGACCTCGCGAAGTATAAAGTCGGGGCGGCGCTGGCAAAAAACTGGTTTGTGGATTATCGAGGCGGACTGAGCAATCGTGGGGGCACGGAGTATATAGGGACTGCGATTGACAGTAACAATCGAGTTCGATTAATTCCTTTTTCCTTCTCCACCGAGCAAACTTATATTCTCGAGTTTGGGAATATGACTCTACGTTTTATTCAAGATGGAGCGTATATTGAGTCGAGCCCAGGAGTTCCTTATCAGATCGCCGCACCATATGCGGCTACTGATCTCGCCTTGCTTAAGTTTACTCAGTCTGCAGATGTGGTTACGTTCACTCATCCTAACTATCGTTCCTATGATCTAATCCGATACGCTGATACCAACTGGGTTTTTTCTGTTATCTCTTTTCAACCGAATATTTCATATCCAAGTTGGGGGAGTTTAACACTTAATACAGTAAGCACGAGTTCTGATGTGGCAGGTTTTGCTTACGCTGTTACCGCGGTTAGTGGAGATGGAGAAGAAAGTTCCCCAAGCGAGGTGATTGAAGGGCAGTACCTGAATATTGGAACAAGTCTCGGGTCTATTACTTTGACTTGGTTCGCAGTAACCGGGGCTCGATATTACAATGTTTACAAAGCTTTACCGACAGCGGAAACTGATGTTCCGATCGGGGCCACATTTGGATATATGTCCACGGCTTACGGACTTCAAGCTGTAGATAATAACATTACCCCAGATTTCACTACAACTCCACCCTCTCATAAAGACCCATTTGCGAGAT